GGCTGTCCTTTCTTCTATTTAGATGTGATGATCAACCACCCTTTCTTTCGAAAAATATTCATGAGAAGGTCTGGTCTGGTTGTCATTTAGTTTATTTTCTGTCCTTTTGGACCCTTGTTTTGAAATTGATTCATTTGAGTCACAGTATTTGTTTCAATTTCATTATACTTTCGGCGCTTTACGCCGGTATTGCGGAGTTACTGTAATCCGATCTGACCCAGAGTCATCCTTGAGATGACGACCCCCAACGGGGTTGGGTAGTTATAGCACTATGTAAGTCCTAAATCCTGAACGTAGCGGCTTTGAACACTTTTAGCACGTCGATGACGTTGGTAAAAACGGTCTGTGCAGACTTAATATAATTCCAACTAGTTGATTGTTAATGCATTGTTTATTCATAAGCGTTTACTCGGCTTCGCAACCGAGCTACAATTTAAAACTACTCTTTAGAGGGGTGAAACTCTACTGAGGAAGATATTTTGTATACTTTGAATAAACTTTGTATTGATAGCGAAGAAGTTATTAGAAGAATGCGCGATTATAGTCAGGTGGCTGTAGGAGCACTTATAACACATGGATTTCTCACACTTCTTATCATTGCACAATTTTAATGCCCCCGCTGATTTTGACCCGGAACGTTATTTTGGACATCGATATGCTCTTATTCGTCACTTTGGTGTTGATTCTTGGGATGAAGTTATGGAAAGTTTTCACGAGGCCCGTCAAGAATTAATTCTTGATGGAGCTCGTGATAACTATTCCGTTTCTGACTCTCTTGATCAAGCCCCTTCTTCTCCTTCCATTGGATTGGAAAGATTCTTTTCTCCTCACGAACCTGAGGAAACGAGTGATCTTTTCGAACAATACCATGATGATGAATTTGTTTGGTCCCATTCTCAACGAGCGATGCCTGCACCTGTAGTTGAAACATGTACGAAAGCCAAATGGCTTGCGGACATGCAGAAGGCTGCAGATCAAGGTTTTGCGTCCTTATTCGTTGAACGCACATACACATATGATCCATCCGAACATATACCTTTGTCTGATCCTCTCTCAATTGAAACGATTGAGGGTCAGATAAAGGTGAATGTTCGAGAGGCTCCTTTAGAAGTCTCTCCATATTTGTGTTGTTGGTCCCAAATTCGTAGAAACCAATATAATGCGTTGGTGCATGAAATTCGAGAAGCCTTAGATGCAAACACCTACCGCTTCTCGAATCTCATTCAGCAACAAATTACCTCTTTTCAGAATCTCATTCTTACGAAGAGGGGCGACAAAGATATAGTTTATCTCAAGTTTTACATTTGTGGGCGAACTTTAACCTTTGTCGTTCCTGCTGCTCATAGGGTTTTAATTGGAGCACTTGTTGCTTCATTAGATCCTTGTATTTTTGAATCTGCATCTCATTACTACTCTGAAGCTGAAGTGAGGACCATGGTTGCGACTGCCCTATCTAGGACAACGCAACCATCGTCTTCATTCACGGCGGATGAAATAGACTCTCCAATAACTCGATCATCTTTGGTCGATGTTCTTTCTACTGATGCAGGTACTCGCGAGGCCATCGAGATTATGGATCGTGTTTCGGGATTACTCCCACCACGACCAGAATCTCGACGCTCTCGCTCAGTGCCTGAATCTTCTCCTGAACTTGGAATTCCCGAGTCTATTGAGCTTTTGGCTCAGCGAGCTGGATTGATTCCCTCGCCGCCACAAGCTCAACATACTCGGGCTGTACCTTCTCAACGACCTCG